CCTGCTATTACTCAAAAAGTAATTGATATGGTTGAAGATAGACAAGATTGTTTCTACATCGCTGATTTTTTAAATGCACCTGCATTGATTACTGAAGCAACTGAAGCAGCTAACTCTGTTGATTCAAACTATGTAGCAACTTACTACCCTTGGGTTAAGACAGTTAATACAAATAATAATAAATTAATGAGTGTACCTCCATCAGTATTGATGCCGGCTGTATTCGCTGCAAACGATAGATTGGCGGCTGAGTGGTTTGCACCTGCTGGTTTGAATAGAGGTGGTATTAGTGGAGCAGTTAGTGTATTGAATAGATTAACACACTCTGAAAGAGATACTCTATATGAGAACAAAGTAAACCCAATCGCAGCATTCCCTGGACAAGGTATTGTAGCATTCGGACAGAAGACATTACAAGATAAGGCATCTGCTTTAGATAGAATCAATGTTAGAAGATTACTTATTACTCTTAAGAAGTTTATCGCTTCAACATCTCGTTTCTTAGTGTTCGAACAAAATACTTCTACAACTCGTCAAAGATTCTTAAACACTGTGAACCCTTACTTAGAGGCAGTTCAACAAAGACAAGGTTTATACGCTTTCAGAGTTGTAATGGATGAAAGTAACAACACACCTGATGTAATTGATAGAAACATATTAGCAGGACAAATTTTCTTACAACCGGCTAAGACAGCGGAATTTATCGTAATAGATTTCAACATCTTACCAACTGGAGCAAGTTTTAACGCATAATACGAAAATCAATAAAGTAGATATTTATTAATACAAATAAAAGGAATAAAAAATGGCAGAAATATTAGAGTTTGATAAGATGTTCTATACGAACTTCGAACCGAAGATGAAAAATAGATATGTGATGGAGATAGATAATATCCCTTCATATCTTGTAAAGGCAGCAAATAGACCTACAATTCAATTTGAAACCGTAACTTTAGACCATATCAACGTAAAGAGAAAGTTGAAAGGTAAAGGTGAGTGGCAAGATATCACTATCACTCTTTATGACCCAATCGTTCCTTCTGGAGCACAAGCGGTAATGGAGTGGATTCGTTTAGGACATGAATCTATCACTGGTAGAGATGGATACGCTGATTTCTATAAGAAAGATGTTGATTTCTATCTATTAGGACCAGTTGGTGATAAGATTGAACAATGGAAGTTGAAAGGTGCATTTATCTCTCAAGCAAACTTTGGAGATTTATCATTCGATTCAAACGAACCAGCAACAATCGAATTGACATTATCTTATGATTACGCAATCTTAGAATTCTAATCTAAAAATAATAAAAATAAGGGGATTTCAAAAGAATCCCCTTTTTTGTGCTTTCTATTTTTTTAATTTCTATGTATTTATATATACAAACAAAATAAACAACGTTATGGCAGAAATGACAAATACAACTAAGGTGCAAATGCAAACAGCACCAAAACAAAATGATTTCCCAACCGAAACCATTGAATTACCATCTCAAGGATTAGTGTATCCTGAAGGACATCCTTTAAGAAAGGGTACGATTGAAATCAAATATATGACAGCAAGAGAAGAAGATATTCTTGCATCTCAAAATCTTATCAAAAAAGGTATTGTTTTGGATAAATTATTTGAATCAGTTGTGGTTGAGCCTGGTGTAAATCCAAATGATATTTACATTGGTGATAAGAACGCTATCCTTTTAGCAACTCGTATTTTAGGATATGGTGCTGATTATGAAATAGAGATGACTGACCCTTTTACTTTAGAAACGCAAGCAGTAACTATTGATTTGGGTAAAGTTCAAACAAAAGATATTGATACGGAAGTATTGAATTCTCAAAATTTATATAAATTCATATTACCTTCAAGTGGTAAAGAAATTGAATTTAAATTACTTACACATGGTGATGAGCAAGATATAACAAAAGAAACTCAGGCTTTAGAAAAGTTAAACAAAAACGCATCTACTCAATTTGATGTAACAACTAGATTGAAGTATATGATTAAATCGGTTGATGGTAATACTGATAGAGGATTTATCAACAAATGGGTATATAACGCATTTTTAGCAAAAGATACTAAGGCGTTTAGAAAGCATGTTAAGGAAATGAGTCCTGATATGGATTTAACATTCCAATTTACATCACAAATAACTGGTGAATCGGAGGCGCTTGATATACCCTTCGGGATTAACTTTTTTTACCCTACCGCTTGATTATAGAATACAATTACATTCTCAGATTTGGGAAATGGTTCAGTTCAGTAATGGATTTACTTGGTCTGAAGTTTACCATATGCCTGTATATTTAAGAAGGTTTTATTTTAATAAATTAGTAGAATTAAAGAAAAAAGAAGCTGAAGAGATGAAAAAAGCTCAAAGTAAATCGAAAGTGAGGATGCGTTAATCCTCACTTTTTTATTATCCAATATTTATACAATATAAATGGATATACTATGTCAAAAGAAAAACAACCAATAAAAGAAGGACTATTCAGTTCAGCTAAGAAATTTACTGATGCATTTTTTGATGGGTTAAAACAAAATGCAATAAATAAAGCATTGGACCAGGCAAAACAAAACAAATTTCCACCGGATGTAATCGATGCTATGGAAAGAATGGAAAAGGAGAGAGATACTCTTAATAAATTAATACAAAAGTATTCAAAATAATTCCATAAATGGCGGAAAATTTAGATAAACAAAAAAAAGACGCTTTATTAGAGTTTGCAAAAGCTAGAAGGGAACAAATGCGCCTTGAACAAGAAGCACTACAAACCGGTGCGGATATGACCGTTCAAATAAGGGCTCAAAGAGATTTGGCGGCAGAGCAACTTAAAGTAGTTAGAAAATTAAATCAAACTAGATTAGATGGATTAAAAAGTGCGGAAAGTTCACTAGGTAGTATGAGTGGTCTATATCAAAATCTAAATAAATTTGAAAAAGAAAGAATTAAAAATACATTTACTTCAAAAGATTTAACAATGGAGCAAACCGCTTCATTGAATAAAATGGCTGAAATTAATAGAAGTATTTCTCAATTAACAATAGATGATATAGCCGGTCATGCTGCTTTAAATCAAGAATATAAAGAAATCCAAGCTAGCTTGGGTAACATGAGTAAAGAAGATAAAAAAATTGTTGAAAATTTAAAAGAACAAAATACGCTGGCCCAAAGTTATGGGAAAATGACAAAAACTCAAAAGGATTTTTTAGGAAAGCAAATAGCGGTGTATGATGGTATAAAAGATGCAATTGGTGGAGTATTGGAAACGGCCAGCTTATTGACATCTAATTTTAAAGGGGCTATGGGAGCTGCAATAATTGGTGTTGGGTTTGGTTTGGAGAAATGGGGTAAGAGTGTTAGAAGTTTCGGAGGATATGTAGATTCAGCACAAATATCATCAGTTGCATTAGGTCTTGTTTTTAAAGATGCAGAAGAAGTAACAAAAGGGTTATCAAAAGAATTTGGAGGATTAAAGGATGTATCATTTAGTACGCAATTAAATACCAATTTAATGGCTACTAATATGGGTATTAGTGGTGCTGAAGCTGCAAACGTTGTTGGTAACTTTGCAAGAATGAACGATGGTTCTGCTTCAACTGCTATGGATATGGCAGCAACTACAAAAGCAATGGGTAAGGCAGCTGGTGTTCCAATTGATTCTTTAATGAAGGATGTGGCTGGTTCATCAAAAGCATTTGCTGAATATGGTAAAGATGGTGGATTAAATATAGCTAAAGCAGCAGTATCTGCAGCTAAGTTGGGTGTTAGTATGGATGCAATGACCAAAGTAAGTGATTCATTGTTAGATTTTGAAACATCTATTAATGCAGAGATGGAATTGGGGGCGATGATGGGTAAGCAACTTAACTTAGATAGAGCAAGAGGATTAGCTTTTAACGGAGATATGGTTGGAGCTGTAAAAGAAACAGTAAATCAGTTGGGTGGCATTGAGGCATTTAATAAAATGGACATCTTCCAAAAGAGAAAAGCAGCAGAATTATTAGGATTATCAGTTGATGAGTATCAAAAAATGGCAAATAATGCTGATAAATTAAATGATGATGGGACTGTTCAACTTTCTAAATTTGATGCTATTAAGGAAACGTTGACAGCACTTGCAACAGGCCCAGCAGCTGGTTTTGCTAAAACAATGGGTAGTAGTTTAATTGCAATTGGTCAAATGGGACCTGGATTTAAAATGATGGATGGGGCAATGGGTGGTGTATTAAGTAAATCAGCACAGTTTCTTAAAAATTTAGTAAAAGCTGCAGCTAGCAAAATTATGGGTAAAGGTGGCCCTGGCGATTCTGCATCTCAATTTGCTGGTGGTAGTTTTTCAAAAGGAAAAGAATTACTTGCACAAAGAAACGCAGCAGCTGCAGGTAAAACTCCATCTACCGCAACAACGCCAGCAGCAGGTGGTGGTGGGGCTGACCAAGCAAATAAATTTGGAAAAATAAAAGCAGGTGATTTAATTAAAGGAGCAGCAGCATTATTAATATTGGCAGCAGCACTTTGGGTATCAGCTAAAGCATTCCAAGAGTTTGCTACCGTACAATGGGAATCTGTTGCTAAGGGATTGGTTGGATTAGTTGGATTGGCAGCAATTGCTTATATATTAGGAAAGGCGCAAGGTGAAATGATTAAAGGAGCTATCGCAGTAGCAATATTGGGAGTGGCATTAATTCCATTCGCATTTGCTATGAGTTTGATAGCAGGATTAGATATTGGTTCTGTATTGGCAGCTGCGGCTGGATTAGTAATATTCGGAGCAGCTGTATTTGCATTAGGTGCACTAATGTTTACTGGAGTTGGTGCATTAGTATTTGGAGCTGGTTTATTGGCATTGGCTGGATTAGGAGTTGCATTATTAGTATTAGGCGCTGGTTTAGTTATGGTAGGTGCTGGATTTTCAGCAATATCCGGTTCTCTACCTGGTATATTAGAACAAGTATCCGCAGTATCTCAAATTGATTTTATGCCGATATTAGGATTAGCAGGAGCATTAACTATGTTAGCAGGTGCATTGGCATTGGTTGCTATTAGTGGTTTACTTGCACTTCCTGTTTTGATGGCATTGGGTGGATTATCAGTTTTATTTGGAGGTGGTGAAGGTGGTGGTGAAGGTAAGAAAGATAGTACCACAGAATTGATAGATGAAATAAAAGGTTTAAGAGCAGATTTAAATGCTGGCAAAATATCCGTTCATATGGATGGACAAAAAGTTACATCAAGAGTATCAGCAATAGTTGATAAAGGTAGTTCAAATTCATATGGTAAAAGATAACGATGGGTAAGACAATAGAAGAATTATTTAAGACCAAAGTATTAGCAGATGGCAAAACAGCGGAGCAGAAATATGATATCCGTAATAGTAAAGATTTGCCTATAAGTGCAAACACTACGGTATTGCTACAACCATCGTTTAGAGTGGCAACAGCACTAAGAAGAAAAATATCAACAACAAAAGGTGAAAGTAGATTAGAAGAAGAAACAAGTGGATTACGAATAATAAATACATTATCAGCACCCCTAATATATGGTACTGATATATTTAAATTTCAAAAAAAATCAACTAGACTAGTTGAAATAATGAAGGATGGTGTAAATTCCAATAACCCTCAAGATGCTGGTATTGTTGGTAACTTTCTTAAAAAAGCAGAAAACTTTGGATTAAAAGTTGCAAGTAAATTGGGTATTGCTTTTCCTGAATCAACTATACCAACAAAGATTTCATTAAACTCAGATTTTAAAGCAGGTAAAGAACCTGATACAATGATTACTCTTGCTAAAATCAAAAACGATTCAAAGGGTAATTTAATTGGACAAGTTTTAAAGAATAGTGCAAGAGGAACTCCTAAGCAAATTGGTAATCAATTATTAGGAGCCGGTGTAAATTTACTTAAAGGCGAAATAAAGAAAAAATTGTTCGGTGCACCTAAACAAGGAGCACAAAACTTAGCAGGCAAAAGTGAGCAAGAAGTACAATACGATAGTTCAGGAAAATATTCAGATACAGTAAATCCAATTGATGAAGATTATTTTAAAAGAAATGACCTTTCATCGGTTTTAGTTGCACAAGAAACAAAAGCAGCTGGTGGTGGAAGTTCAGTTAATAAAAAAATAAATGAGTTAGTACCAAAATCAAAAGGATTGGATATTCCTAATCCTGGTGGAGTATTATCAAGTGTTAGTGATAAATTCAAAACAGCAACGGCTGATGGAAAACTTAAATTAGCATCTGCACAAAAGCAAGGACAACAATCTATATCCGATGGTAAGACTAAGGTAGGTGATACTAAAAAAGATGCCGCAGCGGGAGCTAAAGATGCTAATATTACATATTCATCTACAATAGATGCCAAATCAACTGATATTAAATTAAGAAATGATTTATCATCAAAACTTGATTCAATAAATGTATCAAATGATGCAGAAAAATCTAAGGGAGCAGTTGTAAGTAAACCAGGTGTACCTGAAGCTCCAGCTGATTTATCTGTAGTTAGTAAAAAATTACCAGTTAAAAATCCATTTGCATCTATATCAGAAAAATTAGATTCTACAAAAAAAGAAGCAACTGCAAAATTAGAACAGGGTAGAAAAGAAGGACAACAAAAATTAGCAGCAAAGGATGATACGGCAATCGCAGCTGGAATTGAATCAAAAAATGACGGTACAACAAAATACTCTGATACGGTTGATGAAACTCAAGATGATATTAAGTTAAGAAATGATTTATCATCTAAATTGGAAGCGTTGAACGCAGCATCATCGACATTAGATACAAGTGCAACATCAGCAACTAGAGGAGCAGTTGGTATAACTACTTATTCATCATTAAAAGATGGACAAACTCCTAAAGTAACTTTAAAAACAAAATATAGTATTGATAGTAATGATAAATCTGATTTTGTAAATGAACAAACACAATATAAAGGTGATTCATTAAAAATAGATACCGATACATTGGATGATTATGATTTTATAACTTTAAAATTCACATCAATTGCAAAGGGAGAATCTGTAAATTTTAGAGCAACTCTATCTGGTATTACGGAAACTACAACACCAAGTTGGGATTCCGCTAAATTTATTGGTTCTCCATTTCCATATTGGACTTATACTGGTATAGAAAGAAGTGTATCTTTTAATTTTAAAGTATATTCAACTACACCATTACAACATATAGCAGCTTGGCAAAGATTAAACTTTTTAACTTCGTTAGCATACCCACAGGCCTACGCCAAAGGTATAGCTGTGATAGCACCATTTCTTAAAATTACTATTGGTAATTTATACAAAAACAAAGAATGTTTTATTTCACAATTATCATATACTGTTGATGATAATGGTACTTGGGAAGTTGGACCTACTGCTGGTATGGGAATAGCTGATAATGAAACATTTACGATAAACGGAGAATCTACAACATTAGATAATTATAAATTACCTAAAATTATTGATGTAAGTGTAACATTAAATTTAGTAGAATCAAAGAGTAGTACACAGCATGGTTATTTATACGGATTTGATAAAGTCCCTAAAGTTACAAAAGCTAGTATTCAGACTACGGGAAAATCAGCTGAAGTTGCATCTGATGCAAATACTAAAAATAGTGTATCACAAACAGAAGCTACAATTAATACATCAGCAGCAAAAGAAATAACAGTAAACACTTCTGCAAAAGTAAATAATCCGGGTCAATCAAAAACAACATCTACGGCAATTGGTACTGAAGCTAAAAAAGTAGAAGAAGCTAAAGGTGGGACAAAAATAGAAGCAGGCGCTAAACCAAAACAACCAATACCAGCAGATGACCCAGTAAAAGGAAAATTTGTTAAAACATATGTAACTAAATCTCCTCCCCAAAGTTCGTTATTAATATACACAAAACCAAATGCAAAAAAACCTGGTCAATTTATTGCAACTGCTTATTTAAATGGAAAAGAAGTTGTATATGCAACGGGTAAAGATTGTACCACAAGCGAAGCAGCTGTAAAATTTTTAGAAAATGCTGAACTTAAATCATTATAGAAAATGCAAAGTAGATATTATAATTTAGAAACTAAAAAAACTCACGATGGTAGGATAGTATATAGACCAAAACTATATCCTAATATTCCATTAAGAGATGATGATGTCTATGTAATGACTGAATTGGGTGATAGGTTGGATACATTAGCATTTCAATATTATCAAGACCCAACACTTTGGTGGATTATAGCATCCGCAAATAATATACACGACGCTCCATTAGGATTTCCAGAAGAAACTGTATTAAGAATTCCATTGAACTATATAGAAATAGTATCCGATTTTACAAATTATTAAAATTAAATAAAGTTTATGTCATCATTTCCAAATTTTTCCAATATTGCCCCACATGTAATAGCAGAACTTTCTTCTAGAAAAGGGGACATTATGAAAGTATCTAATCTAAATGCTTGGGTTAGAGTTGCATCGGGTGTTGGTGGTGGATGTCAACTAATATCAAATCCCAACTTCTCATTGTTTGGGGCTGCTGGTTCTATATATGGTAATAATGATTTGAGTGGTACGATAGGATATAGCTGGGATTTGGGAAAATTTGTTGTTGCTCCTGACTTTCATGGTTATAGACCTAAACCAAACATAACTTCAATTGAAGTAGATGAAGGATCTGGAAATATTTCTAGAAAAGCAACATTTTCTATAACTTGTTATACAAGAGCACAATTGGATGAAATGTGTAAATATTTTTTAGAACCAGGATATACAATATTTTTAGAGTGGGGATGGAATACAACTAGTGGTGTATCTCAATTTGTTCCAGCATTAAGTGGAGATTCGGTTGGAGCAAATCAATCATTTCAAACCGTTAATAACAAAAGAAAGGCATCCAACGGACACTATGATAATTATTTAGGATTTATAACAGGTGGTAGTGTTTCAATGAGTGGGCAAGAATGGACAATAAGTGTAAAGTGTACGGGATTCACAGAACTACCAGCATTTCTTAATGCAGCTGATAATACGGAAGGTAAAGGTGAAACAACAGCTGAGGCAGCTAAAGCATATGATGTATCCAAAATATCAGCAGAACCTGATTTAGGTAAGCAGAGATTTATGATGGGTTTTAATAGATTACCTAGCAACAAACAAAGTGTAAAAGTACAGGATTTAATAACTGATGCATTTTATGCATCTCCTTTAAATTTTGTAAACGTAGATGAAAATGTAAAAGCTGAGATGAATAGTAAAATGAAAGGTACTAGTTTTCTTGGATTTAAATTTGGAGGAGGTGCAACAACTGCAGATGCTGGTACAGATGCAAAAACAGTAGACTTACCGGAAGGTACTGATTTGATTGGGGATTCTGGTTTTATAAAATTTGGTGTATTATCTGGAATTCTAAGTCAAATTGGGTTTGAGGCTTATAAAATAGGACCTAATTTAGTTAGTGTTAGTGTTAATACAAAAAATACAGTATGTACAGCATTTCCAAAGATATTTAGTACTGATAAAAATAAATTATTTATACCAAATCCAAATACGCCTAAATTTTCATTATTACAGGCATCTGAAAATACTGCTCAAACTGATTTTAGTTCAATTATAAATTGTTCAGTAGAGCATGGTGGCGCAAGAGTAAGATTTCCATATGACCAACCTATTGTAAAAGGTTCGGTAGCTGGTAGAACTCCAGGTAAAATTCAACATGGAGATGATGGTACATTTTTAGGATTAAACAAACCAGCATTAGCATATGGATTTTTAGATGACCTTTATGTTAATTTAGAATTTGCAAAAGGTATTTTAGAAACAAAAAACTTTTCTATAAAAGATGCACTTTATCAACTTCTTAATGGTATGTCTGGTGCTGCGTGTGGTTTGTGGGATTTTCAAATTATTGAAACAACGGCAGATGGTGGTAGTAGTGAATTAAGTGTGGTTGATATGAACATGGCACCTCAAACAAGTGGAACTCCATATAGATTTGATGTAGCTGGTTCTGATTCTATTTTTATGGATGCTTCATTAGATTTAGATATTAGTGGCGCAAAAATGAATCAAATTATTGGAAACAGATTAGGACAAAAAATGAATGGTTCTTCACCATCAACTGAAAGCTCAAAAAAAGCAGGACTTTTTACAAATGAGCCAGATTTAGTTCTAACTAGTATTAAGAAAAAACAAGCTACTACAGTAACAACCACAAAGGCACCAACCGCTGCACAACAGGAAGCTGCGGCAGAAGCAGAAGAAGAAGCTGTTAAAAAAGCTAAAGAAAAGGCGATGCAATTATTTTTAAGTAGAATTGGATATGCACCTAAAGTACACTTACTACCAAATGCAGATTTTAATCAAGAATTAGAAGCAATGACTTATATTACAGCATATAATGACCAATTAGTATTTGAATCGTTAAAAAATGGTAAAGATGTAGTTGGAGAAGCTCAGGGAGTATCTGCGTTAATGCCAATTAAATTTAGTTTTACTATTCATGGTGTGAGTGGTATTAAAAGAGGAGATAAATTTAGAGTTGGTGGTATTCCAAAAGCATATGAAGAAACTGGATTCTTCCAAGTAACATCTGTAAAACAAACAATTACTGATATGATTTGGAAAACTGAAATAGAGGGTGGATTTAGATTACAACCTAATAAAAAATAATAAAAATGGATTTAAATAGATATAATAAAGTATCAAATATAGGAAGTGATTTTAGAGAAAAAAGAATATCACCACATCTACCAACTCCAAACGATTTGGATTATGAAAGAGGATATATTGTAAGATACTTTATACAAAAAGCAAATGATACACAATCAAGAATAACTGAAGTGGATTATATTGGATATAGCAAATTTGTAGGTGATGCATTTTATACTACAGTATCATTGGATTGGAAAATTAAAGGCACTGATGCGGAAATAAAACAATGCAATTTTAAATCAATAAAGACGGGTATTGATAGAATACCATTAATACAATCATATCTTCCAAATTTAATGCAATTTAAAAAGAAGAAAGATTTGGTAATCTAAATTATTATTCGTATATTTACATAATTATATGGGGATGCCATGGACTTGATTGCAATGAGAATGGTAGTACCACACGTAGAGAGATGTGCTAGAGCTCTTTAAATCTGCGCAAACAAACAACTGACGAAATGTCAACTATGACCTTTGATTCTATGATGGAATTCATTGGGGCTTCTGAGTACGCATACGCTGCTTAGTTCATTCCGCATCACTCGTGGAACATTTAAATAGAAGTGAACAAAACGGAGCTCTACCTATCGGCTCTTAAAAACTGATAGGTTGGTGGAAAGCTGTACTAACCATACGGCCCCAATTATTTTGGAAAGTGAATAAGATTAAACTTTACCTAAACGTGTGATATGCTGGTATTATGATTACTTTGTAAGACAGGGGTTCGATTCCCCTCATCTCCACCAAAATCCCATTCTACATTAATTTGGTAGTTTGGGATTTTTTTTGTATCTTTGTATCTATGAATATTGTTGAGTCTATTGAGGAAATTAATGAATTAAAACAAAAGCTGGAAACGGAAGCATCTATTTGGTATCCATTATGGGTAGATAATAGTAAGCATCCGTTAAACACTTCTCTTTCGCTCGTAGTTGTACGATGTTCCGATGGGTTATACATATTACCACATAAACATACAGACGCTCTTGCGTTAAGTAATGAGCAAATAGAGACCATACTTAATACCAACGGACAAAAGTGGATATTCCAAAAGAAAAAAATATTACATACTCTTAATGTATCGGTAAATCTATATGATGTAGATTCAGCATACTTTAGAAAGGAAGCTAAGGTAATTGATTATGAAGCCCCTTTAAATCCTCTCCTTTCAACCCTAACTCACAAAGGGTATAGAGATGACTTGATACAATCCCTTCCTCTAATGAAGATTGTAGAAGTGATAGAACCGCAATTCGGTAAGTACTTTCATAATGAACCTTACACTACTACTCTTAAGTGGTATAACGAAGTGTTTATACCTACCCTTTCAGATATTGAACAATTCGGAATCCGTGTCGATGGGAAAAAATTTACTGATAGATGGCCTCAAGCCCTTAAACAGCTTTCACCCGATAATTTAGTGTTTACGGAGTACAATCCATTTACGGTGACCGGTAGACCTTCAAATAGACATGGTGGTGTGAACTATGCCGCCCTAAACAAAACCGATGGTAGTAGAGAATGTTTTGTATCGGATGGAATATTCCTACAAATGGATTATAACGCATATCACCCTCGATTGATTGGTAAGTTAGTAAACTTCGAACTCCCAACAACTTCGGTGCATGAGTGGTTAGCCGAACAATATGGATGTAGTGTGGATGAATCGAAAGGAATTACGTTCCAATTACTTTATGGTGGTATTGATGATGATTTCCGTAAGATACCTTACTTCAATGCGGTGGCCGATTACATTGATAACCTATGGATTGAAACACAAAAGCAGGGTTACTTACAAACACCTCATAGAGAAATTCCATTGAGCTGGATAGAACAACCAAATGCACAAAAGGTATTCAACTATTTATTACAAGCCGTTGAGACTGAGATGAATATTGAGGTTATGAGAAAGATATTGGATTATATAAGAGGAAGTGGTATTAACTTTTGTTTGTACACATATGACTCGTTCCTTTTTGATGTTCCGACTGATGTTGATAAAGAAATGATTAAGGGATTGAAGGAAATCATCGAAGGAAGTGGTTTCCCTGTTAAGGCTAGTTGGGGTTTGGATTACGGAAAACTATAAGAACCCATATTTATAGTATATACAAAAACGTGCTATAATATGAAGAAAATCGTTATCCTTTTTA